CATTCTTTATATCATTACTGGTATCTGCATACTTAGGTGGAACAAATCACTTTGCAGGAGACATTAAAGGATATAGAAAAGGCAAAGGAGTTTTACACATAGATACAGAACAAGGCAAATGGCATTGTCAAAGAGTATTCAAACGAACTTTAGAGATGTCAGGATTAAAAGACAATAAAGACTATCATCCATTTTCACTAAGGACCATTGGGTATAAAGAAAGAATACAATTTATTGATTATTGTTTAGAGAAAAAATATGAAGACATAGGGCTTTTGATTATTGATGGTGTTGCAGATATGGTTTCAGATGTCAACAATCTTCAAGAATGTAATTTATTAGTTCAGAAGATAATGGAATGGTCTGCTAATTTCAATCTGCACATAGCTATAGTGATACATTCTAATTTTGGAACTGACAAACCCACAGGACATTTAGGTAGTCTGTTAGAGAAAAAGACAGAAACACAAATCCAGTTAGAAGCTAACACAGTAAACAAGGAATGGGTAACAGTAAAATGCAAGAGAAGCAGGAATTTTGCTTTTGATACTTTTAGCTTTAGTGTAAATGAGATTGGTTATCCTTATATTGTAGATGATTTATATGACCCACTAGAATAATGATAGAAGAAACGATTAACAAACTATTCAAAAAACATAAGACTTGGGTAGATATTGTTTCATCGTTTGGATGCAATAAGGTTACTGCTGAGGACTTAGTTTCTGAAATGTATATAAAGATTCAAGTCAAACTAGAAAAGGGCTTAGACATAAGCTATGAGGATGAGGTAAATTACTACTATGTATTTAAGACTCTCAGAACTTTATTCATTGACTTAAAAAGAAAAGAGAAGAATATTATTTATTATGAGATAGATGATGCTGATTTCATTTCTACTGATGCTCATTATGAATCGGCATACGAAGATGTTAAGAAGGGATTAGAGAAGTTGTATTGGTATGATAAGAAAGTATTTGAGATAATCAACGAAGGAGAAACCATTGCCTCCTTATCAAGGAAGACAGGAATCAGATATTACTCTTTATACAATACATACACAAAAGTAAAAGAGAAGCTAAAGAAATTACTATGAGACAATTTGTTCCAATAAAGAAAAACAAAAAAACCAAAAAACAAAAAGCTATTTGTAAAATACAAAGAGAAAGAATGCTTGAAGAACAAACAGAAAGAAGATATAAAAGGAATGGTGTGTTGATTACAAACAAAAAAAAATAATTATGAAACTAGGAGATTTAATATATTACATAACTAAATACACAGGCATAAAATACCTTGTAGATAAATATCACGAATATCAAGGGACAAAATGCAAATGTGATGACAGAAGAAAAAAATTAAACCGATTAAAAATATCAAGAAAATGATACAATTCGATGAAGAAGATTATAAAAAATGGGGAATATTTCGCAAGTCAAAACGAGTCACGCTCACATCAAGGGAGTTTGAAATGGTTTGTCAGCTCCACGCACTCTATAAAAAGCACAATTATTTTAAACCCTGCACTTGTTCACCCAAAAAAATAAAGAGCTGGATTACAGACCTTAATACCATTTGGAAAAATGGGGTTGCAAGAGATTAATAAATTAGAACAGGCAGTTGTTGCTACTTTAAATCTAGATGGTTGGAATTTAGAATGGACTGGTAAGGGATACTTGCCTTATGATGCTAAGGGTAAAACACCTAAAGGAAAAGATTGTGTCATAGAGATGAAGTTCCGCACAAAGTATTATGAAGATAAGATGCTTGAGAAAGACAAGTACGAATCTTTGATGAATCTTGATAAAAACATACTCAAGTTTTACTTTGTAAATGACCCCAAAGGAAATTTTATGTATTGGCTTAATACTTTAGAGCTTTCAAAAACAGTTCAGATGTATTGCCCTGATACTACTATGTGGACAAAGAAAAGACTTCTCAAAGATGTTTACTTGTTAGAAGAGAATCAAGCAACAATTATCAACGTCAATAAATTAAATCCTTAGTTTTAAAATTTTTTGTTTATATTTGAAGAATAATATCAATGAAGGTATTATTTAAATCTAACCAAAATGAACAACAAACAACAAAAAGTCTGGATTAAATTTTTTCCATATATTGGAATGTATAAACAAATACCTGAAATTATATGGTATCCTTTAGAAGATAAAGAAGGAAATCAATTATTTTGGACTTCTGAAAAAGAAGCAGAAGAAATTGCAAAAAAAATATATCCAAATGAGTCTTGGGGACTAGCTCCCTGTGAAGGTAAAGAATCTAATTCTTATTGGGTTGCCCAATTTATTCCTGATAATCTTTAAATAATAGGGGAGAATAATATCTCCCCTTTTTTTATTAATTTTAAACAACAAACAATAAAATGAATAAGCAAGATAGAATTGACGAGCTAGAAGAAAAGCTAGACAAAGCATTAAAACATACTTATGTGTATGACACTCATACTTTGCATTGTGCAGATGGTGAGCTTTATATCGGTTATGGTGAAGATAGAAGTCTAGTGATTAATATAGATACTATTTATAACGATTTACCTTTTCTTATTTCTCAAGTTTGTAAAGAACAAAAGAAGAATCAAGATGACACATTAGGTAGAATTAAAGATTCATTAGATGGATTACTTTGAAGGGGTTTTATTCGGAGTAGGAATGTCTCTTATTGTATTCGTTTGGATGGTGGATTATAACGAACGTAAAAAATGATTTTGCTGGTAGATGCAGACTCATTAATTTTTGCGAGTTGTTTGACAACAAAAGGCGAAAACATTGAATCCCCATTTTACGACACAATAGACAAATGTCAGCATAAGTTTGATGAGCAGTTTATGAAGATTGTAAATGACCTAGAAGAGCATTACGATATTGAAAAGGTTATAGTCTTTAATGGAAGCAAGGGTAACTTCAGGAAGATAATTACATCTAAATACAAAGCCAACAGAAAGAAGATTAACATACCTCCTTTGTTAAATGATATGCACCAATATGTATTTGACAACTATAACGGAATACAAGCGTTCGGAATAGAGACAGATGATATAGTAGCTAGATACTGGTATGAGATTTCTCAGGACATAGGCAGAGAGAACGTAATGATTGTATCAATAGACAAAGACTACAGACAATTCCCAGCTTTGATTTTTAACTATCATTACAAACACAGGGAAGTTCTTGACATAACAGAAGAGCAAGCTATGTACAACTTCTATGAACAGATGATAACTGGCGATAGTGCAGACAATGTTCAATATATGAAAGGAAAAGGAAAAGCATTTGCAAAGAAGTATTATGATGGGTGCAAGACAAAGTACCAATACACAAGAAAACTTTATGAGCTATTCATACAAGAATACAAAGGCAAGGCAAGACAGAAATACACAGAATGTTATCACCTACTAAAATTAAGAACACAATGAACACAATTATAAAGCCGATAGAGTTAGCTAAGAAAATTGAAGAACTTACTGGGTTAAACGTATTTGAAAACACAAGAAGAAGAAACGTCATAGAGGTAAGGTCTTTGCTATGCCACTTACTTAGGTCAAAACTGAAAATGAGATGGACAAGTATTGCTTACTTCTTTCAGGAGAATGGTAAACACATCACACACGCCACAGTCATTAATTCTGTAAACACCTATCCATCTAATAAAAAATACAACAAAAACTTAGCTAGACTAGAGAATTATTTTACATTCAAAGAGGATATTCACATTGATGAGATAAACAAAGTACAATACCTAGAAGATAAATGCGAAAAGCTACAATCACAATTAGACCTTCCATTGGTTAAGTTAGTGAGCAGAATACCTAAATACAGAGAAGAGGAGGCATTAGGATTTGTCAGAAACATAGTCAAGAGTTTTGAATGGAAATACAATGACAAAGAAATTGTTTAATTAATTACGTTATATAGTTATGATTGAGAAAATTAGTATCAACAAAATATTCAGCAATCCTGTTAACCCACGAACCATAAAAGAAGACAAATTTAGGAAGCTGGTAAACAGCATTGAAGAATTTCCTGAGATGTTAAAACTTAGACCTATTGTTGTAAATAACGAATATGGAATACTTGGTGGTAATATGCGATACAACGCTTGTAAGGAGCTTGGGCTTAAAGATGTTTGGATTATAAAAGCTGATAATCTTACTGAAAAACAAATGGAGCAGTTTGTTATTAAAGATAATGTTGGCTTTGGAGAATGGGATTGGGATATACTTGCAAACACTTGGAAGCCTGAAGAGTTAAAAGAATGGGGTTTAGATGTTTGGCAGCCCGAACAAGAGGTGGATTACTCTATATTGGATGACGAAGATTTGTCAACCGAGTTAAACGATATGACCGATGGGGTAAAGAAAGCTATACAGATAGAGTTTGAAGCAGAAGATTATGAAGAGGCTCAAGAGTTAGTTAAGTTTTGGAGAGATAGTGGTGCTTACATTGGGTCTATGATTATAGAACACCTAAAAAACGAAAAGAATAAAGTATGAAAATATTTTTAATGTATTATGATAGGTTTAAAAACGCTACGACTTCAAAACTAATATCAAAAGAACATATTGTTTTGTGTCACAACAATAAAGATAAATTTACTTGTATAGGAAGTAAGGGTAAACTTATTGAATCCAAACAACCGAAAGGAATACAAAACAACTTCAATTATGGACTATCTCTATTAGAACAAGATGAATGGGGCATTTTTATGAGTGATGATTTAATAGGAGCTAAAAAGTTAAAAGATAATAAATTTGTTGAATGTGATATAAATTATTCTTTAAATGAGCTTATAAATATATTACAAAAATGCGATAAGATGGGTGTTAAACTTGTTGGATTAAATTGTACTGGAAACCCTTTTTATGCAAAGAAAAAATATTCAAAATTTGGATTAGTTGATGGGAGATGTTTTGCGATTAAAAAAACAAACTTTACTTTTCACGAGAAAATAAATACCATTCCCGATTATTATGCTACAGCTTATCACTTAAATAAATATGGAGGCAACCTCGTTTTAAATTACACTTTTTTATATTTTAAAAGATATGAGAAAGGTGGGCTTGGAAGTTTAAAAGATAGGATAAATGATAAACTAAAAGATGTTTCTTTAATGAAAAATCTATTTCCAAAAAATGTTAAAATAAAAGACAAGCCAAATGAACCTAAAGGTAGTCATATACATATAGCAAGATGAAAATAATAGATTTAATTAAAGTAGAGCACAGCCGAAAAATTGGCAAAGTCTGTGAGTATATAGAACCTAATTTAACAGAAAACTGTATACTATACTCTGATGGTCAAGCAATTGGTTTCTATTTAAATAAGATGCCTGACAAGATGTGTAAACTGGCTAACCTTGCAAACGCTGAGTTTAGAACAAAAAATGTTCCGAAACAAAAGATGAACAGGTCAGATACTGTTTCAAAGGTAAAAGAGGGGATGTCATACAAAGAGGCAGCTCAATTTGGTGTGTCTCAATTATCAACAATACTAGGTTCAACACCTCCGAGACCTCATATGCTTAGACCTTATCCTTCACGCTCATCAGTTCATTCAGTAAAAACTGCTCAAAATTTTATTAAAGCAATGTTGTTGTTAGCCAAAGAAAGTGAGAAGTTAATTCAAGAACTGCTACCTAAACAATATGACAAACAGTTAAAGCTATTACAAGAAATAGATAGCAAGTGGAGATTTGGAAACCTTTTTACTAGCTCAATATCTAATTACAATATATCTGCTCCATTTCATAAAGATAATGGTAACATACAAGGTTCGGTAAATGTCATAATATGTAAGAAGAAAAATTCTAAAGGAGGTGATTTGTACGTTCCTGACTATGGAGCGACATTTGGGCAGCAAGATAATTCTATACTTGTTTATCCAGCTTGGAAGAATGTTCACGCTGTAACGCCAATCACACCCATTCACGAAGGCGGATATCGTAATAGTTTAATTTTTTATCCGTTAAAAGCATTTAAGAAATTATGAACAAAAGTAGACACATAAAAAAAGAATCGATGTTACAAGCTTTGGAACAAAGTTTAGGTGTTGTAACTGTTGCTTGTAAGAAAGCAGATGTACCTAGAAGCACATTTTATAAGTGGCTTAAAGAGGATGAATATTTTGCTGAACAAGTGAAAGATATAGATAATATAGCTTTAGACTTTGCGGAGAGTCAATTACACAAACAGATATCAGATAATTCAACAGCAGCTACAATATTTTATTTAAAGACAAAAGGTAAAAAAAGAGGGTATATTGAAAGGCAAGAAATAACAGGAGCAGAAGGTATGCCTACTAATTTTCAAATAGAAATAATTGACAAAACCGAAGATTCAGACTAATATAGTCTACAAGCATTTAGTCAATAGTGATAAGAAGATTATTGTTGAGCAAGGAGGTACTCGTTCAGGTAAGACTTACAATATACTCTTATACATAATATTTAAGTATTGCACTAGTCAACAGGGAAAGATTATAACAATATGCAGAAAGACATTCCCTAGTCTTCGTTCAACTGTTCTAAGAGACTTTCTTACAATCCTTAGAGAGAATGACCTTTATAGAGAAGAGTACCATAACAAGTCAAATTCTGAATACAACCTATTTGGAAATTTAATAGAGTTCACATCACTTGACCAGTCACAAAAGATTAGAGGAAGAAAAAGAGATTTGCTTTTTATAAATGAGGGTAATGAATTGTTTTGGGAGGACTGGCAACAACTTATATTTAGAACACAGGAAAAGATTATTATTGACTTTAATCCATCAGACGAATACCATTGGATATATGACAAGGTAATTACTAGAGATGATTGTGCATTCTTTAAAACAACCTACCTAGACAATCCTTTTTT